TCAAGAGAAATTTACGAAAATATCCTTGCTGAAGATTTTTCTAGTCTTGAAGAAAAGAAAGACGAAGATGAAGATATGGATGAATCTAAAGATAAAGATAACGACGAAGAAGATCTTGACGAAGCTGCTGACGATGAAGATGACGACGAACAACAAGACGAAAGCTTTGGATTTGCCGAAGGTGAAGATGAAGAAGCTGGAGACGATATCGGCGGAGATGCTGGCGATGACATGATCGACGACCTTGATTCAGAAGGCGATGATGACATGGACATGGGCGGCGATGGCGACTTAGAAGATCGCGTAGTTGATCTAGAAGATGCTCTAGATGAACTCAAAGCAGAATTTGAGCAACTAATGTCCGGCGAAGAAAGTATGGATGACATGGGTGGTGACGACATGGGTATGGATGACATGGGTGGCGACGACATGGAAATGGGCATGGATGATGAAGAAGAAAAAATGAGCTTCGAAGCAGGTAATTTCATGCGCGAATATATTGAAAAAGTAAGTGCTAAAATGGGCGATGATGGCGTTAATAACAAGTCAATTGTAGCCGGTAAGAACGATATGGGCGGGACATCCGCAAATATTGCTAAGAGTTTCTCAAGCGACAAGGGTGGAACACAAGGTGGTCTATTAAATCCTTCTACAAAGGATCTAATTGGCGATGTTATGAACCGTCCAAACAGTGATGCAGGTAAAAAAGCCTTTAAGAAAAAGGAACCTGGTCATGGAGCTGAGAAAAAAGGTACAGCTGAGCAAGCAGATAACAAGACAAGTATGTTAAATGGTGCTCCTAAGCGTGCCAAATAAGGTAGAATAGATGAACTATCTTCGTGAAAACCTGAGTTTTGACCAAGCTAAAATGGTCGTTGAGTCCGATGGAGTTGATGGAGGAAAGTCCCTGTATATGACAGGGATTTTCATTCAAGGTGACAAAAGGAATCAGAATCAGCGTGTTTATCCTGCGAAAGAAATTGCCAGGGCTGTCAAAACCCTGAACGATCAAATTGAAGGTGGATATTCAGTACTTGGCGAAGTAGATCATCCTGATGACCTAAGAATTAACCTAGACCGTGTTTGTCATATGGTAACAAAGATGTGGATGGATGGCGCGGACGGTTATGGAAAGTTAAGAATCCTGCCAACACCAATGGGCAATCTAGTGAAAACTATGTTAGAAAGCGGTGTAAAGCTAGGAGTCAGTAGTCGCGGATCCGGAAACGTTCGAGAGGACGGTTCCGGTGAAGTTTCCGATTTCGAGATTATCACAGTGGATGTGGTAGCTCAACCCAGTGCTCCTGGAGCGTACCCAACGCCTATATATGAACACCTTATGAATTCTCGTAATGGTTATCGTAGCCTACGCATAGCGCAGGAGGTCAAAGACGATCCCAAGGCACAAAAATATCTCAAAGAGAGCCTATTAGCAATAATAGGCAAGCTCCGATAATAATAGGAGAATCACATGTTGGATGCACTAAAACAACTATTTGAGACTAATGTGATTTCTGAAGAGGTAAAAGCTGATATTGAGAAAGCTTGGGAGACTCGTATTACAGAGGCTCGCTCACAACTTACTCAAGAACTACGTGAAGAATTTGCTCAACGCTATGAACATGACAAGTCTGTCATGGTCGAAGCTATTGATCGTATGCTTACTGATCAATTACGTGAGGAAATTGCACAATTTGTAGAAGATCGTAATCAACTTGCAGAAGCAAAAGCTAGAGTTATGGTTGAAGGTAAAAAGGTCACAAACCTTATGAAAGAATTTGTAACCAGACAACTAGCTAGTGAAGTAAAAGAATTACACGAAGATCAAGTACAAATGGCTGAAAAGTTTAAAACACTTGAAAGGTTTGTAGTAGAAGCTTTAGCTCAGGAAATCGCAGAATTCCAAGTAGATAAGCAAGATCTTGCAAAGACCAAAGTAAGATTAGTTCGTGAAGGACGGGAAGCTCTTGGTCAAATGAAAGAAAAGTTTGTAAAACGTGCAGCACAGTTAGTTGAAGCTACAGTTGAAAAGACTCTTACCAAAGAGATCGGCCAACTGAAAGAAGACATTGAAAGTGCTCGTCGTAACGACTTCGGTCGCAAACTGTTCGAAGCATTTGCCAGCGAATATCAAACCAGTTATCTTAGCGAAAAATCAGAAACATCAAAATTACTCAAAGTCATTGATATGAAAGAACTAGAACTAGCCCAAGCTAAAAACGCTGTAGCCGAAGGCCGTTTAGTAATGGAGTCAAAAGACAGAGAAATTAAAGCTCTAATGGAGAGCAAAGAACGTCAAGCCATTCTATCAGAATTAACAACACCTTTAGCTCCACAGCAAAAGGCAATTATGACAGAGTTACTTGAGAGCGTACATACCACAAAGCTACGTAGTAGTTTTGACAAGTACCTACCAGCAGTAATTGCTGGCAATGCTCCACAGAAGAAAAAACAGGCACTAGTTGAGGCAAAAGAAGTTACAGGCAATAAAGAAACCAACAGCGTAAGTAACAGCAAAGAAGACCATAATATCGTAGATATTCGTCGTCTAGCTGGAATTTAAGTTTAAGACAATTAGGAGATAATATAATGTCAGAACTATTAACAAGCCGTTGGGCAGAGACTAAAGAGGCTCTTTTGGAAGGCCTACAAGGCACCAAGAAATCCGTCATGGGCGCTACGCTAGAGAATACACGCAAGTATCTCGCAGAAAGTGCTACAGTGGGTGCTACTTCTGCCGGCAACGTTGCAACATTAAATCGCGTGATTCTTCCAGTAATCCGTCGCGTTATGCCAACCGTTATTGCTAACGAGTTAGTTGGCGTACAACCAATGACTGGCCCAGTTGGTCAAATCCATACTCTACGTGTTCGTTATGCACAAACAGTTGCAGCTAACGGATCTGTAGTTGGAACAACAGCTGGTGAAGAAGCTCTAAGTCCATTCAAGATTGCTGAACAATATTCTAGTGCTACCAATACTGGTAGAGCATCTAGCACAGCAAGCCTAGAAGGCCAACCAGGTCGTACAATGAGCATTCAGATCCTCAAGCAGACAGTTGAAGCTAAGACACGTAAGTTATCAGCTCGCTGGACATTTGAGGCTGCACAAGATGCACAAGCCCAACAAGGTATTGACGTCGAAGCAGAAATTATGGCTGCTCTAGCACAAGAAATTACTGCTGAGATCGACCAAGAAATTCTAGCTAGCCTAACAACTCTAGCTGGAACACAGAACCAAGAAGCTTATGACCAAGCTGCTGTATCTGGTACTGCTACATTTGTTGGTGACGAACATGCTGCACTTGCAGTTATGATCAACCGCGTAAGTAACAGAATCGCTCAGCGCACACGTCGTGGTGCTGGTAACTGGGCAGTTGTAAGCCCAACAGCATTAACAATTCTACAGAGCGCTACAACTTCTGCTTTTGCTCGCACTACAGAAGGTACATTCGAAGCACCAACAAACACCAAGTTTGTAGGTACATTGAACAGCGCAATGAAGGTATATGTTAATACATATGCTTCAAGCGACACAGTGCTTATTGGTTACAAAGGAAGCACAGAAAGTGATGCCGCAGCATTCTACTGCCCATACATTCCATTGATGAGTAGTGGTGTTGTACTTGATCCAAGCACATTCGAACCAGTCGTATCATTTATGACACGTTATGGTTATGTTGAGCTATCAAATTCAGCATCTTCTTTAGGTAATGCTGCTGACTACCTAGGTACAGTAACTATCGCTAACGCAGTGTTTAGTTAATCTAGTACTCCGGTACAAGAGAAATTCAAAGGGCGCCAAGCGCCCTTTGTCTTTTGTGCTAAATAAGATTGTCTAGTAGATTTATGCGGAACCCCACCGCGTAGAGCCTAGAACGCTCATATATTCAAGGAGAAACAAATGGGACGTCCAGTTAATAAAAGATTTTTTGGATTACCTGCAAACGCAGATGATCCAACACGTTATCCTCTTACAGGAGACACTTTTTTCAATTTATCAATTGCTGTTCAAGTTAGTAGCCAGCCTGAAACAGAAGAGGGATATATTATATTACAAAGATCAACAACAAAGTTTTTAGTAAATGATACAAAAACAGGTACTAAAAAAACACCTAGCGGATCTGGTACAGGAAATGTAGGAATATGTAAGCTTGTTGATAAAAATCCTGGATCATTAGCAGCGAATGAAATGGTCATTGTTGGATATATTTCAGGAGCTGGTGTTGGCGGTGAGCCGATCCGTATTAAAAAATTATATAATAGAACTTGTAGAGATTTTAATAATGTAAGATATAAGTGGACTATTCAAGATGATTCAAGCTTGACAGCACTTATTTTAACAGCTATCTAATATGACTTTAAAAGTTCTTAATGTTAGAGACGGCGATTATAGAATCCAAGTACAGTCTGGAGGTACAATAACCTTAGATACTCAGCCAACCGGCGGAGGGCAAGGTACTGTGCGTATTACCGGAGACTTATTAGTCGAAGGTAATACTACTACTGTTCAATCAGAAACAATGACAGTTACTGATAATATAATTGTACTCAACGATGGTGATACTGGCAACGGTATCACATTAGGAACAGCAGGCATTGAAATTAACAGAGGAAATTATCCTGATGTAAGATTTTTATTTGACGAAACACTTAGTCATAGAACAAGTTCAGGATCAACTCAAACAGGGACATGGGTCTTAAGAAGTACAGCAGGTGGATCTCCGACTATGGGATTAAAGTTATCTAGTGTAGTTGTAGATTCTAACGCTGATTTGTATCTTATTAATCAAGGAACAGGTGTGCTTTCAGTCACTGGTACAGTTGATTATGAGAATCAAATAACAGATGATGACGATATACCTAACCTTAGATATTTGTTAGATTATGTTGCTGCTTCTGGCGGAGTTGCTTTAGTTGATAGATTTTATAGTTTCAATGCAGGAACAGTTACATATTATGACACCGGAGGTCGTGCTTATGATACAGCAAATGGAGATCCTACTAGTCGAGTAGTTTTTGAAGTTGATGGTATTGCTAAAGGTGAGTTTAATAATAACGGATTAGAAGTAGATGATGTCAATATAGCAGGAACAAAGATAAGCACAATTAATACTAATGCAGATCTACTTGTAACAAGTCAAAGCGGTCGTGTTGAAATAGATGCTTATGCTCTTTATACAGACCAAAGTTCAGTAGATCCTACACCTATAGCAGGAACAACAATTCTTTATAGTAAAACAGAAACAACTGGAGGTAGAACAGGATTATATTTTGCCAAGTACGGAGTAGATACCGATGGTTCAACCGCAGTAACTTTAACAGATGAATTAGTAAGTAGAAGACGCTCGTTAGTCTTTAGTTACATATTCTAAGGAAATAAAATGGCTATTGATAGTACAGCAATAAATGCAGCAGATACAACACTTTTTACAGC